TCAGCAGGCGGCGGCTAAGGCTGAGGCTGAGAGAATTGCACAACTGTTGCGTCAGACGGGTCAAGTTACCCAAGAGGCGCCGCAGTTCTTTGCACAGCAACCCGGCATGACCTCAACGCCCAGCGGCGTCTTGGCTCCTCGCTCTGACCTACCCCGATACCTTGGCCCCCGCGGCCCTCAAGGCGAGGTTGGTGGTGCTAAGCCTCCAGTCCCTGTTGTTCCCAAGATGTCAGGTTTAGACGCTACAAAAGACTTGTTCGTCAGCATGATGAAGTCTGCCAGCAATGCCGCCCCCACCTTTGGTGAGCTTAAAGACATGGCGAGCAACGCTAGTCGCACCATGGGCAAACTTCCTTACATTTCTGGCCCTTTAGGTGGTTTGTCAATCGGCATGGAAATTCCTGAGCTTGACTACGGTATGAGGGTTTCTCAGCCTGACTACACTGACCTTGGTTTAACTGGTGCAGGCATATTGGGCACAGTTGGGTCGTTCTTCCCGCCCACAGCACCTTTGGCTATTCCCCTGTCTATTGGGGCGCCAATGATCCGCGACCTGCGCCGAAGAAGACAAGACATTGAGCGCAATCCTGAAGAGTACCGCGACACCCTGACAAGGTCTTTGTCAAACACAGACCCCATGGGCAACCCCATGCCATAATTCTCCTCACAAGTGTCTTTTAAGCAGTTGCCACTTGTTTCAGCCCCCCTCATACGGGGGCTTTTTTTATGCGTTGCCAGCAGGCGTACAGAGCATAAATAGGACTTGCTTGCGCTCGTGATCTACGTCATCCATGGCAACGTCATACCCATGCTCGAGAACTAACGAAAACAGCTTGGCTTTGTAAGCCTGTTCAGACTTACAGCCCTTGTCAAAGCACTTGGTGAACCGTTCTATGGCTTCCCAATCAGCTTGAAGTTCGCCTTTTTCGTCAATTTTCATCAAGATCATGTTCAAAACGCTTGGAGTCCACGAGGTCGTCAAACTCGTGGCATTCCCTGCGATCTCGTGGGTCGGTGTCCCATTCTAACTTTTTAGCAAAGTCTCGTACAGCATAGTACCTTTGGGAGTCCTCAGACCAACCCTTGATGGCATCGAGGAAGGATGGGAGCTGTGACGGCTTCCACCCCTCACCAAAGAGCTCGGTGACGAAGTCCTTGGGTGTCATAGGTTCTCGCGGTACTCACCAAGCGCTCGGGCTACGTTGGTATTCAGAGAGTTAACAAACTTGATGCACATGTCGCGTTCGGTCTTCACGATAGCAGGCATAGCCGCCATGATGAAGCCGTCAGCCAGCTTCTCAAGGTCTTCCTCGAGGAAGTTGTAGGTCTCCTCAAGGTAGATCTTGCGGAAGGCTTCTTTGATTTGGTCTTTGTCGAGATAAGGGTTCATTTTTTGTTTAACTCTTCCATTGCTTTTTCGCGTAAATATTTTGATACAGCCATAAATATATCTGGGACATCTTCAGTAGCCCAATACACACCAGTTTTTGTTTGTGCAAAAGGTTGGATGCCTAAATTTTTTATCAACTTAGATTGCAATGGCATACCAGCCAAATTGCTCAGTTCAGTTGTCGTTATGGTGATCGTTTTAAAAGGCAAAGGTTCTTGTGTTGACAGGTCAACTTTTGGTTTCTTTTTGAAAATACTAAACATTTTCACCACCATCCAAACCAGATACCAGTGCCATGAAGATTAGCCACTGGGAAAACAATAGCTCCTGCTATGAGGAACCCCCAAGACATTGTCTGAATGCAAACAATGATGTGTGTGAGCCATGAGGCAAATAGCCAGCCCACAAAAAGTAACGGTAAAAGTTCGTCCATGATGTTCCTTATGCAATGCGCATCACTTCGATGCATTTTTCTTCGTTGTTGCGAGAGGTAACTGCGGTAGCTGTGCCGTGTTTTCTGTAGAACCAAGCGTAAATAGCGCTACCCAACATTTTCCTTGAGTAGTCCTGAAATGGAATTTTTCTGGTCTCGCCAATTTGAATGTCTTCTAATAACGGCGAGATGTACCTTGAAGCTTCACCGTGTGCAAATTTTTTGATGTTCAGTGTTTCAAACATATCCCAATCGCCATACCTCTGAGCGTTGGGAGTTAGCACCGCATATTTGCAATTAAGTGCACTCAAAGTTTTAAGGGCACGGTTAAAAATGTTTTCTTCGAATTTATTCATGTTGTCCTCACTTGTGTTTGTTTTTGGCTTGCCAGTATTTGAGGAGGTGATAGAACATCTCCTCCCCGCGTTCGAGGTCTTCTTCAGACCATTCTTTGACGACCACGAGGCCCGGCTCCGTGACCGATACAAAGACATTTGCACAGCGCGCCTTGGACAGGTTCAACCCCAACCTGTAGGCGGCTAATTGCATGACGTGTTCGTCATACGCTTCCACTTTGGCTGGGTCTGTGAACTCCTTCGTTTTAAAGTCGATCACAATCCCATCGCCGTCAGCGGTGTGTAGGTCTAGCTTTCCACCAAACCCTAGATCGCAGGCAAAGGACTTCTCGGCCTCCCACGCCGGCTCGCCAAAGAACTTTTTAACCTCCTCACCCACACCCATTTGGTACTCGATCATGGGGGAGATCATCACGCCTTCAAACCAGTTTTCTAAAGCCTCGTGGATTTCCGTACCCCGTTGGGCGGCGGCACGGGCGTGTTCGCGAGAGTCTTTGATCACTCGTTGGACGTAAAGGTCTTCAGCCTCGTCTGGCGCCCTTGGGAGGGTCATAGAGGCGAGCATCATTTGATTGAGCTTCCACGCCTCGAGGCCGGGCTTGGCGGCGCAACCGATAATTGTGGTGACCGACGGTACAAGGTTCATCTTGCGCGCATCGGCCAACGTGGTGTTGCGCAGAGAGCCGTTCTTGGCCTCTACGGTGTACTTGGGCGCTCCCTCGCGGGTGTACCAGTGGCTACTCTCACTGGCGCGTACGGTAATGCTCATAACTTGTTCTCGTCAATTCTGTGGTCACCGCACCAGTCCACGGGATAGACTGGCACAAAACCATTCATTGTTGGCGCATGGCGACGGCAACGACCAATGCTCGCCAGCGGGTTACCGTCTGAATTTGATGTGCCTGTACGCTGTTTCTCAACGTACCAGATGCACGTCTTACACTTGAGTCCATCAGGGCGGTATGCCCAAGGGTCTTTTGCAACTTCAATCATTTTTCTCTCCTAGTAATTGATCTTTGATCTCCACAGGGTCACCCTCATGCCATGCACCTTGCGGCTGGTGGCTGTAGTGATCCCTGCGAACTCGATGATGTTGTTTTTCTTAGCCATGTTCACAATGTGCCCCCAAGCTCTAGGCTCAGGAGGGTTGGGAACGTCCAAGCTGTCAGCTCTGACTTGCTCTGTGGTGAACTCATGGTGCATGCGTGCATACTGAACAAACGTCTCATAAGCAAGCTTTTTCCAATCCTCACCAGCGTTATCAGCCGCAACCTTTGCCAAGGCGTGACCAAGCTGTAAGCCCGTAGGTGGGGGCACGTACCCCCCAAACAGGTCAAGTGTTAATTCGTCCCGTTCGTGTTTCATGATCAGTCATTCATAGATTGGTTTGTTGTGGCGATGCCACTCTTTGTGGCACGACTCGCAAAGCCAACGAACATCAAACGGTTTTGTGTAGTCATCATGGTGTCCTTCTATTTTTTCGGTTGAATCACAGGTCGAGCATTTGTTAGGTCTTACCAGTTTGCCGTCACGAATCGCATTGCCTGTTATGACGTGCGATGCGTACTTCAATGGGTACCTTTTGTTGTATGCCTGACCTGCTTTCTTTCGTGTTTCTTTGCCTTGTTCGGTTGCAACGTAGTCTTTTCGAGCTTGGACTCTGTGTGGCTGATTTGCCCTACTTTTGTCGTATTGCCTGACTCGATCAAGATTGGCAGTCCTATGTTTTTTCACCCTTGCTTTGACGCATTCAATGCACTTGTTTAAGTGACCATCTAGCATCCGCGAGTGTTTGTAAAAACTGCCAAGCTCTTTCTCAACGCCGCACTCTTTGCATACCTTCATGTTGTCTCCTTTAAAACGGTATGCCCAAAGTATACCATTCTAGAAAGGCAAATCATCCTCCATATCATCAAAACCAGAGTTCGCGTTACCAGAGCCTGCTTTAACGGGCTTTGGAGCGGGTTTCTTGCCTTGGAGAGCCTGCCACTCAGGGGAAGCCTCAATCATCGCCTTGAGCCCTTTACCAAAGGTCTCGTACAGCTCGTAGTCAGGCTCGGCTATGCGGAACACTTGGTTCACGTTGACGGCTGGGGGGAGACCTGCGGACTTGATGACCGAGGGAACAGGAGCGACTGCCTTGACGTTGGCGTAGTTTTTCCCTGTTTTCCCCGGTCTCTGGATCACCGTCAACATACACCACGCACCCAAGATGCTTTGGATGTCAAAGCGTTGCATCTCAGCGCTTGTAAAGGGCTTGTTACGCCAGTTCTGAAGGTCAATCCGAAGGTTGGCCTTGTCGTTCCAGCTCAGCGTGTAGTTCTTGAAGATGGCTAGGGGATCACCGCGGTCTGTCACCAGCTCGTTGCCCTCGTCGTCTTTGCCGTGGAGCTCCCAGCCCAGCATGATCTTGCGCTGGTGCTTTTCTACACCCTCATACTCGGAGCGCTGGGTTCCTAAGTCGATGATGCGGTAGCAACGTGCCAAGTGAAGGCCTGCGGGTACTGCCTTGAAGTCGCTCGATGGCGCTGTGTTTTCTACAATAAAGCTCATGTTTTTTCCTTAAATATTTGGTCAAATTGTTTTGTAAAGCTGTCAATAAATTGGTCTAGGTTCGGTGCTGTTTTGGTTGCTTCCTCAAGTAAATATTGTGTGTATTCCTGCTGTGCAACAGGGTCGTTTTTCCACTCTTCGTACTCTCCGTGTGTAGCCATGGTGATCACTCTGAGCCTCCAAAGAAAAAAGCCATGCCTACGTTGTCAGGAAGCTTCACGCCTCCGTTGTAGATGTGGTTGATGTCGATGTTGGTGTTCATACCATCAGCAATACCAAGGTAGTAGTGAAGCTGTTCTGTGTGCCAATCAAGCACCATCAGGATGCCGATGCGACCTTTGCTGGTGTCGAACCATAGGACGTCTTGTAAATTCATTAGGGTCTCCAGATAAAAAGGTCAAGGGCAAGGATCAAAGCTCCAATGAAGAACAAGATCACGTTCAGGCGCATAGCCTTAAATTCTTCGTCGTTCATGCTTGCCTCACTTTCATCATGGCATCGGCCCACTTGTATGACATTTTGGCCATTTCTTCTACACTTGAAAAACCATCAACGTCACTCATGGCGGCAAACCCTTGCATAGCCTTAGCCGCAAAGTAGTCACGCAATGTCATGCCGTTGAACTTTTCGTTCTCTTGCGTGTAAATCATTTCAACTGGGAATGCTGGTATGTTCATGTCAAACCTCCCACACGATCAGCACTGCGTACAGCGCAATCAGGAAGAGGGCGTAGGCAACCCAGCCAGCAATACGGCGCTGAGAGAACTCAGGCTCGATGCCAAGCAATGCACTTTGCAGAAGTTCTGCATCAGCACTCATGTAGTTGCGTTGGGGAGGGGTGTAGTTGCACCCAATTTGAAGACCAGACTTGGTCGTGTAGGGAAGTTGTTTTTCCAATTGATTCTCCTTAACCGCCGTATCGGCGTACACGAATCTTAACACGTAGTTAAAAACAAACACAATACATTCCCGAGTGAAACGTGGGGTTACTTTTAATTCAAAGTTAATGTATACTGCGTTTGTTGGTGAAGCGATGCATAGCTGTCGGACGTGTTCCGACTTTAAGTGCGCCAACATCAACACGCATGGGGACTGAAGCCATGGGCCGCAAGCCTGAGTAACTGCGTATATAAACGGTAATTCTTGCAAGTAAGTCCGTTGAGCGTAGCAAATAGTCAGTCCCCAGCCGTGTTGGTGCGAGGGTCGGTTTGATTCCGATGTGATCTAGGTGACTAGGTGGGTTCGACTCCCACAGCACCAACAACTTATTGAGGACAACGAATGACATTGCAAGAGTATTTTTCGACGGAGCCGTTGGGCGCAAGAGGTGAGATGGCAGAGTATCTGGGCATCAGCCTGACGTGGTTGTCTCTGCTCATTCACGAGCGTAGAACGGCATCAGCCGCACTGGCCGTCAAGATTGAAAAAGCAACACAAGGGTTGGTCACAAGAAAAGACTTGCGTCCAGATTTATTTTTCGTGTAAGATGATTTGAAATGAAGGCTAGGAACGGATTGATCCCCGTTCTGAAAAGGGTTCCCACTTTCCCCTGCCTGAGTTTCTTTGTTTCCAAGTGGGCTGTTAAGTGGGAAAAAAATGCACTATTACCAATTCAATATTGGCGACTACGCCAGTCACACACGCCACCTCGATTTATACGAGGACTTGGCTTATCGTCGCTTGCTTGACATGTACTACCTTCATGAACGCCCGTTGAACACCGATTCAGCGGTCGTTGCCAAGCAAATTGGTATGCGCGAGAAGGTTCAGGTTGTCCAAGACGTGCTCAATGAGTTCTTCCAGCTTAGCGAAGAGGGCTGGGTCAATGACCGTGCGGACAAGGAAATTAAGCATTTCCACTCAAAAATTGAGCAAGCATCACGCGCTGGTAAAGCATCCGCTGAACGTCGGAGTAGCGCCCGTTCAACGGACGTTCAACCAACCAATAAACAAGAACCAATAACCAATAACCAAGAAACAATTAAAGAAGCTAAAGCTTCTCCTGACCTTGGCAAGCCAAAGTCAGCCCCTGCATGTCCAGTTGCAGAGATTGTGGAGATGTACAACAGGATGCTTCCTATGTTGCCAGCAGTGTCTGTGGTCAACGATTCTCGCAAGAGAGCTATAGCGGCCAGATGGCGTGAGGTGGTGACCACCGAGAAGTTTGATCGTCAGCAAGGCCTTGAGTTTTTTGAATGGTTTTTCAAAATGGTCAAAGATTCCAAGTTCCTGACAGGCAAGGCCAAGGACTGGAAGGCTGACATTGATTTCCTGTTTAACCCAAGCAAGTTTCCCCGAATCGTCGAAGGCACCTACCATGAGGACAAAAAATGAGCTACCAAACTGCTAAACGCAAATACCACGACTCTTCTGAGACCGAGGGCCATGACGGCCCGAACAGCCACAACTGTTTTGCCAATGGTTGCCCCATGGCTGGCGGCATCTCCACTGGCGGTAACTGGGTCTGCGCCTACCACCATCAGGCCACCTCGGACACATGGCCCAGAGTCACAGAAGCCCTGCGTGACTGCGAGAACGTCCGCTTGGCCATCAATGAAGTCATGAAGATTGACATGATCTCTTGGGGCGCCAGCGTTAACGGTTACCCACCAAAGTGGCAAGAGTTTGCCGCTCTGTTTGACAACGAGCCTGAGCTCCAACCAAACGAACACGAGAAGATCCGCAAAACAAAGTACGAGTACCGCCTGCGCAACGAGCTGGCTATCCGTGCTGGACTGGCAAAGAGGAAGGTATGACCAAGCATGAAGCCCAAAAAATCCTCGACGAAATCCGCAGTGGGTTTGGTGATGCCTACACCGAGGCTTGCGCCATCGAATGTCTCTATCTCACCGGAGACCTTGGAACACATGAAACAATGCGAAGCGCGAGAGTGGATGAAACGGTACGAGAAGAAGGCTATCGAGCTAGGCTCAGGGAGCGCGCAATTATGGTGGCAAAAAGTAAAGAGTGACATCGAAAAGCGTCGGGGAGCCGAAGCTATGAATGACCTAGTAAATCGAATGAAACAGGAGCGAGAAAATGGCAAAAGTAGAACTGAGTGACTTCCAAAAGAAGTTCTTTGCACAAGGTACAGGACAGACCTTGTTTACGGCAAAAGAGTTTGAAGAGGGGCTGGCGCAGGCCAAGGCTGAGATTATGGCCGTAGCGATACAAACCACCAAGCAGGCTATCGCCATTGAGCGTGAAGCCTGCGCACAGGTTGCCCAACAAGCAGGCTTTGACGAGCTGGCACACGCAATCAGAACGCGGATGCACCGTGCGGATTGAGCTGGACTTCCCGCCGGCGGAGCTCTTCCCAAACCGTGCCAAGGGTACGCATTGGGGCAAGCTGTACCAGCTCCGCTCGGACTACCGCGACAGCAGTACGTGGTTGGCCAAGCACCAGCTCAAGGGCTGGAAACACGCAGGCGGAGAGTTGAGGCTGACGATCACGTTCGAGATGCCTGATAAACGAAAGCGCGACGCGGACAACTGCCTAGCCGCCGCCAAGGGAGCGCTGGACGGCTTAGCCGATGCATTGATGGTGAACGACCAACTGTTTCAGCCCATCATGATTTACAGAAAAGCAGGAACAAAGCCCGGGAAACTTATCGTCGAAATTGAGGAACAAACATGAGCGAAAAACTTATTGACCCAAATGCCGCAGTCGACTTCATGATTGCCAAGTCCGCCGAGTATGCCCAAGCAGAGGCAAATAAGGTGTTCATGGAGGAGCTGAGGAAGACCATCAAGGCCGAAGAAATGAAGAACGCAGAAATTTTTGGCAACGGTGAGTACAAGACCGCCGCCATGCAGGAGCGCGAGGCCTACGCATCCCCACGCTACAAAGAGCACCTGCAAGCCCTTAGACAGGCCGTAGAAGAGCGCGAGCGCCTTAGATGGATGCTGATAGCCGCGCAGGAAAGAATTGCCGTATGGCGCTCTCAGGAGGCTTCCAACCGCCACGTCGATAAGGCTACGCTGTGAACAACAATCTAACCGCCAAAGAAAAGGCCTATATCGGGCTGGTGAAAGAGCTTCCTTGCTCTGTGTGCGATCAAGAGGGGCCCAGCGACGCCCACCACGTCAAACAACACAGGCAGTACACCGTCATAGCCCTGTGCAAGTCCTGCCATCAAGGGAGCAAGATGGGCTGGCACGGCGAGCGTAGGGCATGGGCCATAGCTAAGATGGAAGAGATTGACGCTCTGAACATCACCGTGAAGCGGGTAATGGAGCTTTTATTTCACAAATAATGTTGTATTTTTGCAAAAACACGCAAAATAAATGCAAAAACTAGGGTTTGTCCTAATGGTTGGCTTTAACTTTAAGTTAAGATAGCGTCACTGCAATAAGCAGGTTACTTGAAACAAGGAAGTCATCATGACAACAGCAACACAGATCCAAGCAGTCGCAACAGTCGAGTCACTGCTCAACCCTATCGACCAGCTCTTCGTTCTGGATCGCCAGCAAAAAACCTTGGCCGCTCAGGTCAAGACTCTCAAAGACACCATCGCCAACACCTACGACGTGTCCGCTAAGGACGCCGCCGGCAAGATCATTCCCCACCGTGGTGAGAAGTACGGCGTAAAGGTCACCATCGAGAACCGCATCGGTTCTTTGGACGCCGAGGCAATCCTCAACGCACTGCGCTCTACCAAAGAGTTTGCCGGGCTGACCGAAGAGCAGTTCAATGCTCAGTTCCGCGGCGAGTCTAGCGCCGTGATCAAAGTTTCAACTACAGCGTAAGGGGCCGGCAATGACCAGAGAATTGAAAACCATTGGCATCGATAACGGTACTGGCGACATCTTCCGTGCCGACATTCAATATTTTGACGGGAGGCTTGACCGCATTGTTGTCTACGGCGGCAACTTGCAAGTCACTTCCCAGCTTCTAGGTGTGTACTCACGCATCTACAAGTTCACCGTTACCAACTTGTTTTGATCGGAGCCGGCCATGTACTACGGACAACTTTGCGAATTGTTTGCCAACAAGGTCAAGGATTACGACGCGGCCACTTGCGCGTTTGCCTTGGCCGACTGCCACAGCACTCTGGCCATCAACAAACACCTGCCCACGGACGATCCCTACTACATCAAGCTGTGGGCCGAGATCGACGCCCTGCGTGATCGCCAAATGAAGTTAGGGAAAGTCCCTACTCCAGTAGCGCTTTAATTCTGTGTTAAGATCACAACCACTGCAACAGAGCAGGTTACTTGAAAGGAAATCATCATGTCAGCTATTCGCGGTCACGCAGTCATTGAAAACCCAGTCGCTTACGAGAATGCCATCAAACGCAACATTCTCGCTAACGCCCAAAAGACTTGGAGAGCTAACACTCCACGCGCAGAAGAAATTGAGAGCGCTTTAACCGACGGTATCGTTTACAACGACAACGGCGCCTTCATGGGCTACGGCGACAATTTCATGGGCTCCATGGCTCGCGCCTTCTACACCTTTGGCAAGCTTTCCCCTAAGCAATCCGAAGCCGTCCTGAAGGGCATTGACGCCCGGGCCGCACGCAAAGCTGAGTGGGCCGATAAAAAGGCCGCTATCGACGCTACACGCCAGCACATTGGCGCTGTGGGCGAGAAGATCACCCTCACCCTTACTATCGGCCACATTGTGGTGCTTGACGGCGCCTATGGCACGACCTACATCTACATCATGGAAGATGCCGACAAAAACGTCGTAATCTACAAAGGCAACTCTGCCGTGGTGGCTTGGTCACCCGAAGGCACAGTGCGCGCCAAGGGTGACACCTTAACCATCACAGCCACCGTCAAAGAGCACGGCGTCCGTGAAGGCGTAAAGCAGACTGTGATCCTCAGACCAAAGGCAGTTAAATAAATTTTCAAAAAGGTGTTGACAGCACCTTTTAATTTCGTGTTACAATGCAATCACGCCAATAAGGCGGTTACTTGAAGGAGCTCAAAATGACAGTTACTACCAAAATTTCCCACTTCGCATACAACTTTCCAGAGGTTGTTTCCTTTGACGACGGCGAGACTGTTCAGGACGTGACAGTGGCATACGACTACTTGCCAGAAGAAGATCAGTACGCTGAGGTGTACGACGTGTTTATCTTTGACGCGCAGGGCAACAACATCACCTATGACGTCCCTAACGACGAGTTCGCTCGTTTGGAAGCCGAAGCAAAGCGCGACTTTGCTGAGTTCACTGCTGACGACTACGCCTACTAAGGGGCCATCATGAAACTTATCAGCATCGATCAAGCCTGCGGCCATACAACCGTTGTTGTTGAAAGAAACAATGTTCAGTATTGCGTATTTGTTTCTAATTACGGTACTGCTAAAAATGAAGTTTATGAAAATTCAAACTTCCGCAAAATTCGCAAAAACTCAAAGCTACACAACGATTTGTTTAGTTTTGCTGAGAGCCAGTTAGTTGTAACAGTTTAAGGAACCACCATGGCAAACGAAATCGAAACATCATTCAACACAGAAGCGGAAGTCCGCATTAGCGCCGACCAGTATGACGAGGGCGTGTGGCTGTGCCTGCAAGGTCGCCGCTCAATGATGAGCGTCCCGCTGACCCGTGCCGAGGCTGAGCAACTGCTGGCCAACCTGCAATTAGTCTTAGCCAAAGAGGTGACAGCATGATTTACACCGTTATCCTGAAGGGCGCCAAGAACCACACCTCCGAGCACAAGGTGGTGGCAGAAAGCCCTGACGACGCTATTGACTTGGTGCTGGGCAGAACGCCCTTTGACGTGAGCGAAGTGTGGTGCGAAGACATCCACGAAATTTTATGAGCGAGACCAAAATGAGCGACTACATCAAAGGGTTCAACGCAGGGGTTGACTGTGTTTTGAACGAAATTGAGCGCCTCGAGAAAATAGCCCCTATAAACCTCAAACAGCTTATTAAGCACCTTGACCCTCAACGCGACCAGAAAACGGCTCAAAAGCCCGATAAAGGGGCTCCATGAGCATGGCTGTGATCAAGAGCGTACGTGTTGCGCTCCGCGGAATACCTGATGGCATGACACTAGAAGAGCTAGCGGATCTGCTCAACAGACCAAAGACCAACGTCAGGAAGGTTTTAAAGAACATGCCTGACGTGTACATAGACCGATGGGAAGTCGCGCCAAGGGGCCAGTACAAAGCCGTTTGGTGCGTGGTTATCCCGCCAAATGATTGTCCAAGACCTGAAGGAATGAGCAATGAACGCGATTGAATGGAAAAGCCTTACCGATGAAGAGATTCAGAAAGCTTTAGGCATCAATGCTGAGAGCTCCAACTGGAACCTTGTTAAAGTTCTCGAATGGGCAAAGAAGATTGAAGCCGCATTACTGGAGAAAAACGCATGAGCGATCCATACAAAATCATTGAGCCGACCTGCATCAGTTTCTCTGGCGGCAGGACGAGCGGTTACATGCTTTGGCGAATTCTGCAAAGCAACAATGGCCTGCCCGACGAGGCCATTGTGTGTTTCCAGAACACCGGCAAAGAGGACGAGGCCACCTTGGCCTTTGTTCACGAGTGCGAGGTGCGCTGGAATGTCAAGATCCATTGGATCGAGTATCGGAACACCGAGCAGGGCTACACCGTGGTGGACTACGAGACGGCCAGCAGGGAGGGGGAGCCGTTCGAGGAGCTGATTCGTAAGAACAACTATCTGCCATCGCCCGTCAAAAGGATCTGTACTGCCCAGCTCAAGATCCGACCACAGGCCAAGTACATGCGCGACCTTGGCATCTTTGGTGATATTGGCTATTCGGTGATCGAGAACATGTGTTGGGTGGGGATCCGAGCTGACGAACAGCGCCGGGCCGCAAAGATTCAGGACAAGTCACGCATCCCGCTATGGACGGACGGCGCCACAAAGGAGATCGTCGGAGAGTTTTGGAGAAGCCAACCGTTTGATCTGGGACTGCCCAACATGAACGGCGTGACTATGCATGGCAACTGCGACCTATGCTTTTTGAAGCCGATGGCCCAGATTGCATCACTGGTGGCCGAGAAGCCCAGCCGGGCTATTTGGTGGGCCAAGATGGAAGAGTTCGCCATGACCACAGCTAAGAAGCCATCGGACGCCGTGTTCAGGCAGGAGCGCCCAAACTACGAGCAGATTATGAAGTTTAGCCAGAACCAACGTGACATGTTCGATCAGGACGAAGAGGCCATTGCCTGCTTCTGTGGGGAATAAGGAAAAAACATGACCGAACCTAAACTGAAATTGGTATTCGCTGAGGGGTGTTTTGACGGGTTTGATGGCACACCAGACGAGCTGGCAGAGATGATTGCTGAGCTACACCGTATGGCGGCAGACGGAACCATCATGGACGACGCCACACCCTTGGACGACGACCAAATCGAGGAGCTTAACGAGGCTCAAAGCAGGCGGGAGCAGAGGCAATGACTAAAGACGAAGCATTGAAGCTGGCACTGCATGGATTGGAGATGGGGGTAACCTTGATTGAAGATTTTGGTAGTAAAGAACAATTAAATACTCAGCACAAAGCAATTGCCGCCATCTATGAAGTTTATGAAAAAGCAAAGCAGAATTCTGTAATTGGGGTTCACTATGTACAGGGAATTCCTTTTTTTCCTCCACCACAGCGCACATGGGTTGGGCTGACGGATGAGGATTGTGATGAGGTTGAGCGTTGGGTGGAGTTCAAGGAAGAAGGTAGCGGTCGCGTACCAAACCTAAAACTCATTCGCTACATTGAAGCCAAACTTAAGGAAAAGAACACATGAGCGAAGCAGAACTAAACATTTGGGAGAAGGCATTGGGCTGGCGCAAAAGGCAGATGATCCAACGCCAGCTTGACCCCATATCAAACAAGATACGCAACGACGCCTTAGAAGAGGTGGCAAAAGAGGTGGAGAACTTCAAAGCCTTTGAGAAGGACACCATGGGGAGCTTCGCGGCATACATACGGAGCATGAAGCGATGATCGATGAACTATACGGAGCTGATTGGATACAGCAGAACCCTCACGCAACAGAGCAAACAATCAGGATGCTGAAGGACAAGATTCAAGAGCTACAGTCCAAGTTGGCCAATAACCAAGAAAAACGTGCCAAACTGGAAGCACAAAACAAAGAATACAAACTCACTATCAAGGACATGGATAGGAGGATCATGAGGGGATTGAAGGACTGATTGCATACAAACACAAAGATCCGTTAAACTTTGCGTTAAAGGAGTTCAGTGATGGCAAAGAAACAAAAGAGTCTTCCCAGCGACCCAGTCGCCGATGTGACAGTTGAGCCGCAAACAAAGAAGGAGCCAACAATAGGCAGACCTTCCATATACACGGAAGAGTTAGCTATCGACATATGCACAAGACTAGGATTAGGTGAGAGCTTACGCAAGATATGCTTAGCAGACGATATGCCGAGCCTTCGA